CTTCTGATCCCACGAGACGCGAGAACCGCCGGTTGAACCGCGATACCGCGCTTCCGCCTCGAGAAGCTGCCACAGCGCGTCACGAAGTTCGTTCGCGTGCTTCGCAGTCGCCTGTTTGCCGATCAGCGCCGCCTTACCGACGTCGATGATCACCTGCGCGGACTCATCCGCAGGAGTAAAGCCCGACCAGCCCTGATCTCGAAGAAGAGTCAGAAGTCGATCGAGCTCATCTGCTGCTTCCGGTCGGCCGTTGTCTCGAATGAACGAAACGATGCCACGGAGTTCGCTTGACATCACACAGCCACCCGAATCGCGACTACTGGACCGCCGCATCCCGGGCATTTCTCACCCGGCACCTCGTTCGGCGAGTACGTCTCGACCGGCGCGATCGTGCGCGGGCCGGGGTCGTGCCACTGAGGGTGCCAGAAGCAACCCTCCTTGAACACGCGGTCGATGTGCTTGCAGGTTTTGTCGTAAACGGCGCCCTTGGCGTACTGGTACGCGGGGCACGTGCAGGTCGCCGGTCCTTCGCCGCCGCCGAACGCGACGCGGTACTTCGCACCCTTGGAGCCTTCGACCTCGAACACGCCGTAGAAGTCGGCGCACTCGGTCATCGTGACGATCTCTGCTGGCATCTCATCTCCTCTCAGGCGCTCGAGTCGCCCTGCTCGGTGCGCACCTCTCCACCCGGAAGGTGCAGCTCGTGCCACCCGCAGTGCGCACACTCGAGCGACCAGGCGTACGAGTTCTGGATCGTCAGCTCGTTGTGCTCGATCTCACGGCGGCCGCACGTTGGGCAGATTTGGCGAGTCTTCACGCGATCTCCCATCCGTTCGCGATGCCGCACTCCGTGTGCACGATCCCACCGCCCTCTTCGGGGTTGTCCGGGTTGTACATCTCGGCGATGTGCCCCATCTCGACGTGGCGGGCGAAGACCGGGTCGCTCCAGTTCTTCCCGAGGAACTCTTCGCAGATTGCGCAGCGCATCAGAACTCCAATCCGGTCATGCGCAGCACCTTGCGACGCAGCGCCGGGTCGTCGATCTCGGCTTCGCAGTACGCGCGAACGACGTCGGAGTAGCACTCGTCGGCGGTGACCGCGAACTCGCTTCCTGCGCGATCTGCCACCGTCTCGTCCACCCACGCATCGATCTCGCTGATCGCCTTGATCGCGCGCTCCGTGAGGTCAGCCATCACGCACCGCCTTCCTCGTCGACCTCGACGTGCCCGGCAGAGCAGACGTAGTCGACGAAGTAGACGCCGTTGGGGCCGTAGCGGACGCTCTCCTTGACGTCGCGGCCGCAGTCGCGGCACTTGCGAGTCTCGTTGGCGGAGCTGGGAGCCATGTGGTGTCTCCTGTCTGTGTCTTGTCTGGGCTGGCGTGTTCAGTTTACCACATTTTGCGGAAAAGTGGTACTGAAGAGCTACTTCGGGTAGTTCGGCTGCCTCGGGATGCGCGACCCTTCCGGAGGAGCCGGCCGGACGCCACCAGGCTGCATCCGGCCTCCGCTCATCGCGAGGTCGGCCGCCGGAGTGCCTGACTCAGGAGCGTCAGGAGGAGCCGGCGGCTCACCATTGGCGGGAACGGGTGCCGCCGGCCCTCCACCTTGCCCGCCGTCCAGGAGGTCACTCAGGCCAGGCGGGAAGCCGCCTTCCTGCTGCGCGCTTTGCCGCTCGGCGGCGAAGAACTTCGGATCGATGCTCTCGATCAGCGTGTCGGCCATGTCGGGTCCGACCGGCGCCTTCTCGAGCGCAAGCCGTCGCACCAGCTCGTCCTCATCCGGCTTGTCGGTCTCGGCGAAGCCGCGAGCTTCGCGCCAGGCCTTCCCGGACAGCTCGTGGCGGTCGTAGCCGGCGTCAGCCGCCGTGGACTTGTCCGGGCGAGTGACGACGTCGCTCGAGTCGAACCAGACAACGATCCGATCGCAGACACGCTGCTTGCCGTCGCCGTTGCCGTTCGCCAAGTATGCGCCGAGGCCGCTCTTCGCGGCCCGGTTCGCGAGCCACTTCTCGAGGTGCGGTCTCAGGTACACCTGAGTCAGCGCGTCGACGATCAGCAGCACGAGTGGCTCGATGTGCGCCTTGAACAGCGCGTCGTCGATGACGATCGCGTTCGCGAACTTCACCGACTCGAGGCCGGCGATCACTTCCTTCGGAAGATCCAGCCCAACGAGGATCCGCTCGAGCACCCGGTCGGCGAGGCGGATCATCGGGTCGTCGATCGCTCGGCCGATCTGGATGTGCTTGATCTTGTCACCGAGGTCAGGCGCGCCGCGCAGTACCAGCGGCACAACCGTCGATGTAGCCGTCTCGTCCTCGATCGCGGTCGTCGCCATCTTCGCGATCTGTTCCGCGACGCTCGTTCCGGGCTCACCTCCGGTTCCGACGAGGCCATCCGGGATGAACACCACGCCGGCGTTCATCCGGCTGCGCATCATCGACCGCATCTGCTGGCTCAGCACCTGCAGGTTCTCGCACGAGTCCAGGACTCCGTGCATCGACGAGTCCGGCTCGTTTGAGTACCGCGGATGTGGCTGCCAGACCCGACCGACGAACGCGTCCTTGTCGAGCTCGATCTCCTTCTTGTTCGACCGATCGAGCTTGACCTTGTACGCGCCGGTTCCTGACGCTGACTGAATCAGCTCGTCATTCGACGCGATCAGCCACTGATCCTTGTTCTGCGCGAGGTAGCACTCTCCCGCGACGCTGAGGCAGATCGCCATCTCGCGGAGCATGCCGGCCTCGCCGCCGAGGACGTTCGACGTCAGGTCGTGGATCATGTCGTCAGCCGCGTCGCAGATCTCCTTCGTCAGCTCAACCGGCAGTGCCTTCTCCTCGAACTGCTTCAGGAAGGTCTCGACGTTGATCGGGACGTCGTCGGGATTCGTGACGACGCCGGCGTAAATGCGCACCCGCGAGACCAGCTGGCCGATCAAGCTGATGCCGTAGTGGACCTCGCCGATGTCCTCGAACGCTCTCCACGCCGCGGTCTGCCACGCCGTCGTAGGCCGCTTGTCGACTCTGGAGTCGAGGTTCGCCGCTGGCTTGAAGATCTCCGCCGCGGCCGTCAGGCCACGCTCCTGGTTGTAGCGGGTCGTCCCTGAGAGGCTCGCGCGCTCTGACTCCGGCTCGACGAGAGTGAGAGTGGGCATCAGCTCGACAGAGCCGGTCGAGCGAGGACGGCGCTCCTTCGCGAAGAGGGTCACGTCCGGATCATATCAGTCTTCTCGGATTGCGGCCTCTACGTCGTGCAGCACCGCGACGAGGCCGGCGAGTGCCAACGCGAACCGCAGCGGCTTCCACCACGGGAGCCGTGGCGCGACAAAGACGACTCCAAGAGCCGCCCAAACGCTGACGCAGTATGGGCACTCGACGAGCTCAGCGAGCTTCGGATGGCCTGTGCGCACGAGCGCGTCGACGAGCTCGTCGCGCGGCTTCGCGAACAGGTCGTCCGTCGTGACGAGCCTCGTGATCCGGTACGTCGCCAGGGCGTCGACCGCGAGGCGAGTCGCGGTAGAGTCCACGTCGTCAGTCGACGGTCTTGATCAGTGGCGTGTCCGGGTACATCCGCCGCATCGCGCGCACCAGCGAGCGCTCGTGCGCGTACGACCCGTCAGCCGTGACTCGGCCAGATGACTTCCGGTGCCAGTACCACCGCCCATCGTTGCCCTCGTGATACTCGATCCTCGCACGTGGCATCTTCTCACGCTTCCTGTGCAGTCGTGGGAGCCTCATGACACGGACAGAATACCCAGATTCCTCAGATCGCGGGATGCCGGTTCGCGATCATCCGTGACCGGACAGCCGGATCGCGCATCGCGTAGTCGTCTCGAAGGCCTCGCAGGTGAGCGCGAGAACCGCAGTTCGGGCACCGGACTTCCCACCGGTCAGCTCGGTGGTCGAAGCACCCGCCACAGCTACACTGGATCTCGATCCAGTTGACTTGGGGCGTCCAATGCGCACCGACGATCTTCAAAGGTCCGGCCCCTAACCAGAGGTACTGGCCCAGGTATACCATACCAAACAGGCCTATCGCGGGCCTGACGCGGCCACCAGTGGCCCGTCGGAACTGGACATTCTGGACATCAGCCAAATGGCGAGTTTCTCAGTTTTCTGGTAAACTGCGCCCAGACCCAGATACTGGAAGGAGACAGATGAGACGTCTTGGCCGTAAGCCCAAGAAGCGACTTCTGCGAATGCACATGGCGATCCTCGACGAGGATGTTGACCGCACCGACAGAGCCGCCGTCGAGCAGAGCATCGTCCAGACGCTCCAGAAAGCGGCGGACACGATCGCGAAGAACGTGCCGGGCGACTACAAGCTCGACATGTGCATCGTCGACCTCGAAGGCCCGCTTGGATGGCCTGTCGTCGAGATCGTCAGCGACAAGCGGGTGATCGACGCCTTGCACGACTGGCTGCTCTCGCAGCCAAACCCGTTTCAAGAAGCCAACCCAGAGGATTTCACATGACACCACGTCGGCAGTCAGAAGTCGCCCAGCGCGGCAGCTCTGCTCGAGGCAAAGCGATTCGCCGGCTCATTGAGCTTCACCGTGAAGAGTTCTACGCGATCTACGACGAGGAGCGTGAACTCGCGGGACTTGTCCTCGATCACTTCACTCGTCGATGGGTTCTCAAGCCCGACGACACGGCCGATGAGGACGTGGACGCGCAGATCGGTCGGATCAACGAGCGTCAGCGCGGACTCCCACCGTCAGAGCGGCTGTTCATCGACCGTGCGGACTGGGAGCTCCTCACGTGACCAGCCCTGAGTTCAGCGAGCACGCTCGACTCCGCATGGCCGAGATGGGTGTCTCCACTCGGCGAGTGAAGCGCGTCCTGCGGCACCCGGAGGTGACCCGCCCAGGAGCTCTCGGCCACAAGGACGGCCGGACGATGTTCCTCGGTGACGGGATCGGCGTCATCGTGCAGGGCAACATCGTGGTGACCGTGATCTGGGACACCCGTGAGGAGTTCCATCGTCGGCAACGCTACCTGGAGGCATCTTGAGTCATTTCATCGAGCAGTGCGAGCATGGCGTCGTCGTCCGTCAGTGCAAGTGCATGTCACCAGACAAGACGATCCGCATTGTGAAGTGCCCGCCTGAGTGCATCGCCGCGAGAGAACGAGAACGCACATGAGCGAGAAGTGGGAGAGCAGCGTCATCCCGAAGACGGCGGTGCCGAGCTTCGCGCCGGCGAATCCCGTCTTCATGACCCGCACTGCGAGCGTAGGAGTCACAGTCGTCCTTGGAGCGATCCTCCTCGTCGTCTTGCTCTTTGTGATGCTCGTGATGCTTCTCGCGATGCCGGTGATCTGGCTCATGCGCCGCCGGAAGGAGAATCATGGATAACCCACCGACACCAGCCGAGATTGTGGCGCGCGACGAGCGCATATTCCAGGTGCGTATCTGGCCGCTCAGCGGCTCCTGGTCCTGGCAGGTCATGGAGCAGACACCCGATCAACGAGGCGAGATCGGTTCCGGGTCAATTTGCATGACGAGGTTGGATGCCAGGTTGGCAGCTCGTCACGCAATCCGCCTGGCCCTGAAAGGAGAAGAGTCGTGGACAGTGAGAGCAACACGCAAGCGTTGATCAGTACCAGTGCGACGTAGATGCCGAAAGGGCAGGCACCGCTGGAGCGTCGTCAGGCTAACGCCGGAGACGAGCACCGCTGTCGCGACGTGGCCTCTTGGCGTCACCGGACCCGGCATGGCCATCACTCGATGCGTCGACTGCGGCATCGAATCCGTCACTAACATCAGGATCGGATCATGAGTAAGTTCACACTGGACAAGCTTCGTGAGCAGAACGTCGCGAGGCTTCACCGCTGGCACAGCAACGAGATCGACGAGTGGACCGGCGCCGACTGGTCGAACGCGACGTGCGGAGAAGCCGGAGAGATGGCGAACGTCGTGAAAAAGTTGCGGCGTGGCGAAACAGGAGCCCGCAACGACGACGACCCGACAGAGCCTGAGCTAAGAGCCATGCTCGCCGACGAGATCGCGGACGTCGCGATCTACCTCGATCTGCTCGCGTGGTACTACGACATCGACCTCGCGGAGGCGATCATCTCGAAGTTCGACCGAACGAGCGAGCGCTACGGATTCCCGGAGCGACTCAGTACTGCTTCCGCCAGCTCGACACCACGATCAGGTTCGGATCAACCGTCTCGACCCTGAGCTCACCGACCTGCCGCAGCGGCTTGTCGTCAACGAGGAGAGGCCCCGCAGCGTGGACCATCGCGTCCATCCGGTTCGGAGACCAGCCTGACTTCTTCTCCCAGCTCGTCATCTCGTCCTCGAGCATCTCGAGGTTGACACCCTCCGCGTGCCAGGCTCGGTGACGCCGGTACGCCATCAGGATCGGCTCCGCTCGAGTTGCCTTGTCGACCGACGCGTGGATCAGCACCACCGGAACCTTCTCGCCGCCCGGCGACTGCTTGATGACGGTCCGCACCATCTCGCCGCCCTGGTTCTTCTCAGCGACGACAATAGCTGGGTGATCAGGAGTGCCGTGCTTGACGGCTGCCTGGACCGCTCGAGCTGCCCATCGCTCGGGCGACGTTCCCAGGTTCTCCTCGTCGGTGAAGTCCTCGAGGACCCACATCTGCCGCTGCATGAGGTCCTCTTCCAGCGTTCCCGCGACGACGATGATCCCGGTCGCGTCTCCAGCGGTCTTGATGCCCGGGTCGACGCCGACGAGCTTGAGCATGCCCGTCGCCGGCGGCGGCAGCCGACGGATGTCCCGCTCTCTCCAGAGCGCATCCTCGACGACGAGGACGAGCTTCCCGAAGATCTCCTGCGCCTCGAGAGCCGTGCCGCCGTACATCTCGAGCAGGTTGCGGACGTAGTCCTCTGACAGCGTGGCGTTCTCGAGGGTCGACCCGCCGACGAGCTTGACCCGGTCTGGCTCCTCGCGGGCGAGAGAGAACAGGTCGCGGATCACCTTGTGGCGCTTCGGCGTCGTCGCGACGAAGATCTGAGGCTTGCGCCCGAGGCGGGCACCGATCTTCACGTGGTCCCAGCTCGTCGCTCCAGAGTCGTCCGCGACGTGCCGCCAGGATGCCAGCTCGTCGACCGCGATATAGTGGAAGCTCGGGCCACGCAGCTGGCTTGGCTCGATCGAGCTGAACGTCATCGCCATCGACCCGTTCGGCCAGACGATCTTCCGGAGGCTGGGAACATACTCCGGCGCTTCATCAGGACCGTACACCGACAGAATGCCGGACGGTCCCTGGATCATCGTGTCCCTGACGTCGGCCACCGTGCGGGCGACGAGAGCGATCCTCGTGCCGGGATACGCCTGAGCCTTCTTCTTGACCCAGTAGCTCGTCGCGAAGTTCTTGCCGAAACCTCGGCCGGCGACCACCGCGGTGATCCAGGCGTCGGAGTTGACCGCCTCGAGCTGGGACGGCCTGCACCAGAAGTCGGCGTCGAACGAGATCCGCAGCAGGTCGTCGTCGGTGATGACCGTGCGGCGCTCCTCGTCAGAAAGCAGGGAGAGCCGCTCCGCGAGCGACATCTGGTCGAGGTGGAGCTCAGGCGCCGTCAGGGTCAACGGCCGCCTCCTCTGCTGGCTCCTCGTGAACCGACGACCCGACATCGATCGCTCGACTCCTGAGGTTCTTCTGGATCGAGTCCAGCTTCTCCTGCAATGCCGTGATCTGCTCGCCGCCGCTCGAGACCTGGAGGTTGACGTTCAGGGTCGGCGTCAGGCCCGCCCTGTCGAGGATCTCCTTCGCGGCGGCCACTCTGGCGAGCTCGTTGCGGCCGTGAGTCGCGACGTGCACGAGGGCGGTCACCGCGTCGTCGGCAGCTTCTACGATGCTGGCGTAGGCGCTCAGCAGGAAGCCTCGCCTGGCCTCCGGGTCGAGGAGCATCCCGCCGTGGCGGACGCAGCGCGGAGAGCCTGGCACCACGATCTCTCGACAGCGGGCGCCGTTCCTGGCGACGAAGCCGCAGAACATGTCGGGCTGCGGGTCGCGCCACGACAGGGTGTTGGAGCGACTGTCGCGAGCGATGCCCAGAGTCTTGACCGAGGCATCGTGCGCAACGAGCTCCGCTCGCCAGTCGGCGTCCATGAGGATGAGAGACTTCACCAGATCGTCGGCCTCGAAGGTGGTGGCGTTCTCTCGGATCGCGGCCTCGTACGTGTCGAACCTGTAGTGGCGAGGAAACGCCTCCCAGTGCGCGATGATGAACCGCACGAGCTTCTCGAACTCCGGTGGGCACGGCTGAGCGGTGTAGTCGGTCTTCGCCTGCTCCGGGATGTCCTCGTCGCGGGCCGCGAGCGCCTTGTAGAGCCGATTCACGTAGCCCTTCATCCCGGTGCCGCGAAACGTGGCGTCGGTTCGCTCGACCAGGTCGCTTTCGAGCTCCTCTCGTGCCTCGACGACCTCCGGGTGCGCCTTCTCGTGGTGCTTCGCGACGGTGTCGCGCACGTACCGCGCCTCGGGCTTCGTCAGGGTGCCGCTCGGACCGTCCGGGTCTTCTGGCCGCGAGTCGAGCTGCTCGTCAGTCATCGTAGATCCACTGGCGGGCGATCTCGCAGAGGGAGACGAACACCGCGTCCTTGTCCTGCTCGAGCTGGCCCAGCTCGTCGTACGGGACCATGTCAGGGTGAGTCTTCGCGACCGGGTCACGCTCGGAACCGTACTTCCAGCCCATCTCCTCGTACGCCATGACCCAGTCGTCGTGGAGAGCCTCAGGATCGGCCGACCGGTCAGGGCCGCACTGCTTCTCGATGACGTCGAGGAACTGCCTCTGGAAGACGTCATCTCGGTCGTCCCAACTCTCCGGCACGATCGGCGCGTTCGCGGCGAACGCGACAGCGCGTGCAGCCTCGTAGACGAAGATCGCGCGGCGCTCGTTCAGCGTGGTCATGTCGCGTCCTCCCAGTAGCCCCACTTCAGGATGCTCGCGATCGACGCAGGCGGGCCAAGCACGTCGCTCTCCTCATCGTAGACTCGGCCCTGGCCGTCGCCGACATCAATGAGCTGCTGACCGTCGCGGGTAGCGATAACCGCGGCCGCAGCGTCTGGTGAGAGAGGCATCAGGGCAGTCTCCTCAGCAGCGCGAGGCGCTCCTTCTCTGAAGCGCCGGGAGCGAGCTGGTTCGTGCCCTTCAAGAGGATCTCGTCGACCGGCACCTTCTTGTCGCGGCTGAGTTTCGGCGTCGACTTCCACTGCCACTTGATGCCCAGCTGGTCGAGCTGCTGGGTCACCGCCCGCGGCGGCTTCACTCCGGTGAAGAAGACCTGAGCTACATCGTCGGCGAGGGTCGGGTGCCGATGGTACTGCACCTCGACGTAGTCGCCGTACTTGCCCTGCTGGTACGCGGTCTTGTACGCGACCATCCCGATCGGGACTCGCGGGTCGGCGCTCTCGACGAGGCGAGCCGGCCCACCCATGAGGCGCCCGTCGATCGAGTCTCCGCCGGTGACGGTGCTGGCATCGAGGATCTCTCGCTTGAGCTGGACCTCGACGTCGCCGTACGAGTTGGCCGCGTACTGCGAGTTCGCGTACGCCCCGACGTTGTCCCAGTTGATCCCGCCGTTGCCGTCGCCGATCGGGTAGAAGCCGTGCTGGCGCATCTCGTCGAAGTAGCCGTCGATCACCGCCGCTCGAGTCGCGATCGCGTCGGCCGTCGTCACGGAGTGGTACTCGCCCTCTCCGGCGTTCAGGCGACTGGGCGTGATCGAGATGTACCAGTCGTCGGGATTGGTGAGCATCTGGTCGTAGTCACTGGGGCTGCCGTCGTCCTTTGGCTGCTTTGAGACCGGCAAGTAGCTGAGAGCTTCTTGACGATCGGCCTCGTCCTGCATGTCGAGGACGTCGGCCTTCGTGCCCGAAGCGAAGTAACCATACACCGGCCTGGCCTCCGGAGGCGCGTCCTCCGGCACTCCGAAGTGGTCTGTCTCGGCGTTGCCTCGTATCGGCTCGTACTTCTTGGTCTTGCCGGTCGCGGCGCCGGTGCTGCCGGTCTCCCACTGGTTCCGCAGAGTGCCGTCCGCGAGGAAGCTGCGGAACGACCGCATCGGCATGCGGGTTGTAGGCTCGTTCAACCGCACCTGCTCCGCGAGAGCCTGCCGAGCCTGTGCCTGCTCTTCTGGCGTCCACTCGAGGCTGAAGCGGGGCGAGCTGCCGGGGAACCGAGCCACGTACTCGGCGTTCCGGTGGATGTCTCGCGGATACACGCCGTACGGGAAGTCACTCGGCACGAGGCCGCCGGTGAACAGCTTGTCGTAACCTTCGTCGGGGACCGCCTCGTCGAGGACTCCGGCGACCTTCGGCTTCTCCGGAAGAGTGGCCGGCGCGTCCGGCTCGAACCGCACCAGCTTCGTAGCGGTGGGGATGCCGCGATGGCCCACCATCTGCGCCGCATGCAGGTTCGCGGTCGTCTCGTCGGGAGCCTGGACGATCACCCGAGAGATCTTGTAGTCGCCGCGCTGCATCGCCTCGTGGTCTACGGCGTAGCTGACGTCGTAGTAGTACGTGCCAAAGCTGTCGGGAGAGGGCGCGTCGGGCGGCGGCATGAGGAACGCCGGCGTGAACGCGTCAACGGACTCCGCCATCCGCTGGAGCGGCCTGTCGAGCCTGGCGACGGGTGGGTCCGCGCTCTCGAGCTGGCTGGCGTGGAGCTCTCGCTCGACCCACTCGTCACCGCCGTGGATCGGGAAGCGCACGGTCACGATCGGGTCTCCACGGCGAGACGGGGAGGGATCTGGCGTGATTTTCACGACCTGGCCGCGCCTGCCGTGACCGCTGGGGCCGCGACCGAGTTCTCCGAAGACGCGAACCCACCCGAACTTCTCGATGAACTTCCCGTCGTGGCCTCTCGGATGGAGGTCTTCCCGGAACGGCAGGCGGGCGAACGCCGTGACAGAGTCGAGCGCTATAGGGCTCGGTGAAATGGCGCCGTTTCCGTTTGCTCCCTCGACTTGGACAATGTTTCTGGCGCTGCCGCTTTCACCTGAACGAGGCAAGTCGTGGATTGAGGCGGCGAGAGGAGTAAAGGAAGCGGCGAGAGGAGTAGATGAGCCGAGGGCGAAGACAGACTCGGCGACCGCGGCGGCGGAGGTGAAGACGAAGCCGAGGCTGCACCGGCAGTTGAGGATGGCGTCGAGAGGAGCTCTGGGGTCGCCGGGGAACGCGAGTTGGGCGCCAGTGGCGGGCCAGCGGTAGAAGTCTTGGTCGAGGAGGCGGGTAGAGCCGTGGAGTGTCCGATGAAGGTGGCGCACGTCGGCGTCGGCCCGAGAGAGCCAGAGCTTGGAGAGCGAGTCAGGCCCGAGGCCGGTCTGAGCGGTGAGGGGAGACCGGGTGAGCTCGTCGGCGAGGGAGAGTTGCGATTGGGCGAGGAGGCGGGTGGTGCGGGTGCGAGCGAGAGCGGGAGCTGCCTTGACGGCGGCGGCTTTGGCGAGAGAGGCGGTGTCGTGGGAAGCGTGGTCGAGAGCTTGCGCTCTGTCGATGAAGCCAGAGCCGGAGCCGGAATCGCCGGAGCCGCCGGGTGTGAGGGGAGCGGCGCGGTGGAGGAGAGCGCTAGCCGTGGCGAGGGCGTCGTCGAGCAGGGAGGAAGCAGTAGGCAGAGAGGGTGAGGCCGTGAGGATGTCAGCGAGGTTCTTCTTGGCGGCCCTGAAGTCCTTCGTGCCAGAGGTGAGAGTCCCGAGAGGGAGAGCGACGAGCCATGCGGAGACGAGTGAGGTGACGGCAGCCTTGGCAGCGACGTCTGCGGTGGTTTGAGCGATGTTGTGTGTGAGGGATAGGTCCGTAGTGCCTGAGCCCAGAGCTTCCGCGCTTTTTTGCGCAATCGCGGCGAGAAGCAGGCGCTTCATCGCTGCCTCGAGTCTGTCTCGCTGATGCTGAGCATCGAGCTGCTGCTGATCGAGCGAGGGCGTGGGCGCAGACACTTGAGTCACAGCTCAGCTCACGCTCAGAGAGTGCAGAGTGTGCACACACAGAGGAGAGACTCTGAGCACTCGAAGCATCAGAAGCTTCAGCTCACTCACTCTGAGTCTCTCTCAGTTGCTTGCGCTCAGCAGTGATGTCAGAGGCTACAGCACTGAGCAGCAGCACGTAGCCGAAGACTGAGCAGCACAGCAGCACAGCAGTGATGATGCTCGGCAGGTTGAGCTCAGCCGACGTGAGCGTGGCTGCTGTGAAGATGATGATCGAGACGAGCAGCGCCATCACCGCGCTCATGCCGTGACCGCCCACGAGACCGTGTCAGGCCGTGCCATGCTGATCGTATGTGGGCCATCGACTGGCGCTGCGTGGCCTGCCCTGCCGGCACCGCAGACGCAGGGCGCCGACGTGGCGATCAGCCTCTCGCCGCTGGCCAGCTCGACCTCCCACCGCTTCGGCCGTGCCGTGTTCACCACCGTGACCGTGTTCACCTTGCCGGCATCGAGCCTCTCGACCTGACCGCGTGACGGGCGTGGCCTGTTGGTGATGATCATCAACGACCCGGCATCGTCGTCATCGAGCAGCAGCCAGAGTCGCGCCTTGCCGAAGTTCAGGCGGCTGTTGACGTTGCCTGACGCGACCGACCCGTACATCGTGGCCAGCGCTCGGATCTGCTGTCGTGGCGGTGCGCTCGCCATTCCCGGCAACTCGAACTCCTCTCCTCGCACGTGCAGTAGTCACAGTACACCACATCTCGCGGCGACGAGCCAGCACCTCGATCGTAGATCGTAGCTCAAACTTAGCAGCAGGAGCTGAGGCTCCCTGACTCGTTCAGGTGAAAGCAGAGACTCTACGTCCCAATTTGTCCCATATTGTCTCTTGTTGTCTCACTTGTCCTCTTTAGAGCGAGGCCGACGCGCCTCGTTCGCTCCGTAGCCCCAGGCGTGGCGCGACTGCAGCGTCACCCGGTTCACGCCGGCCGCTCTCTCGATCTCCCGCCAGCTCACCTTCAGCTCTCGGGCTCTCAGCACCAGGCGTCGCTCCTCCCGAGCGTACGCCGCTCGAACGGCTCTCAGCTTCCTCAGATCAGCCAACGCGGCGCTCTGCTGGGCAGGCCAACTCGTAACGTGAGTGAGATCCTGCTCGCTCTCCCCGCCCTCACCACCCTGTCCCTTTTGTTCCCTCTTACTCATTCATCCTCAACCTGTTCAAAACTAATTGAGTTCATTGTGTTCAACTTCCAACTGATAGGTACCCACGTAAGATAGTTGTGTTCATTGTGTATACGTGTATTGAGCCTCTCTCGGGCCATTTTCCACTGCGAAGTTGAACACAATATAACTCAATCCCTCTCGCCCAGCGCTGCCCGCTCTCGGAGCACTTTGACTCGACGCCTCCGAGCCTGTTCAAAAGCTCCGCTCACGCGCCAGCGGCGAGAGCCAGCAGCACGCCCACCACGACGCCTATCGCGAAGCCAATCAGCCAGCTCTTCGCGTCCCTCACCGGATCTCCGTCCAGCCAGGTCCAACGTCGGTCCTCTGGCCTCTCCACTCGACCTCGACCTCGGCCTTCCACAGCACCGCCATCGGCTCTCCCTCGCCCATCGCCATCAGCCCGTTCGACACCTGCATTCGGAACGTGAACGGCGGCTCGTCAGTGAACGCTCGGATCTGCGCCTCGGCCTTCTGCCTCAGCTCGTCCAGCGACCTTCCCACCACCTCGAACCTGAGTCCTACTGTCTGGCTCACCTCGACTCCTCCTGCTCCACAACTGTCACATCCTCGACCGGCCTACTCAGCCACACGTTCCAGCCGCACCTCGCCACCGAGCACCACCGATGCTCGACGATCTCCAGGTCAACGAGCCTGGCGTCCGGCGTGGACTCCATCGAGGTGTCCGCCATCGGCGACATCCTCAGGTAGCTGTACCTCACCTCAGGGTGGTCCGGGCACCTCTCCTCGGCTCTCACTCGCCACTCGTACGTCACTTCACCCGCCACGCCCAGTCGTGCGCCAGCTCGTCCGCCCGCGACTTCCAGCGGGCGTAGCCGTGGTACGACACCATCCCTCGAGTCACGACCACTGACCAGCGCCGCCTCCTCAGCGGCGACCAGGCCACTCTCCGGATCTCGATGTGAGGCACCTGGATCGGCTGGTTCATCATGTCTGGGGCTCCACTTCATCTGGTCCAATGTCAGCTCCTCTCTCACCACTCCACGAGTTCTACCGTCTCCCTCGGCCTCCCGGCTCCTCCAACCGGTCTCACCCGGACTCGCCTGACCAGCCCCGCCGCGGCTGCGCGCTCGACACGCCGCTTGTAGTGCATCCCGAACTCGTCCTTCAGCTCGTCCGTCGTGGCCATGCCCTTCTGGTCGGGGAGCTCGAGGAACCCAACGAGGCCGTCGACGTCACCGTCTCCTGTCCTCCGGCCGAAGATGTGCCAGGCTGACGCTCGGCAGTAGTCCCAGACAGCTCGAGCCGCCCTCAGCTCCCGCTCACCGATCTCTCGAGCGCCCACCGAGAGCATGTAGTTCACCGCCAGCCTCAGCACCTGGACTCGGTTTCGCCCCACCATCGCCGACAGGAGCATCGCGCTCGGATCGTCGTCCAGCAACTGCTCGTTCATCTCGATCCACAGGTCTCGCGCGCCGGCCGAGACGTCGACGTGGCCCACCGTCGGAGGCATCGTCGAGTCCAGTCCCAGCGCCGCGACGTACGCTCTGATCGAGGCGTCCGAGATGGCGGTGTCGAACGCCAGCCGAGTCGAGGCTC